CTGAGTCGGTCGAATCCGTTATTGACAGCCCATTGCCGCGCCGCCTCGAATTTCGCATCATCCGGCGTCGAGGTTATTAGGGCCTCCTCCCATGATTCGGCACCGACACGAGTAGCCCATAAAACACGCTCTTTCATCTTGTCCTCTTTTCCGCCCCGTCGGGGCTGTTTTAGATTTTGTTTATTTTGATCTCCGAAACGACTACATCGCCAAGCTCAATGGCTTTCGACACAGCCGCCATGTCGGCTGTTGTTGGGGCATGCGACAAGGCCATGTCGTCATAGCCGTAATACCAGCCATAGGCGACATGACGTCCTGCTGACCTGAACTCATGAGTAGTTTTCATCTTGTCCTCTTTTCCGCCCCGTCGGGGCTGTTTGGTTTTGTTTTATCCGGACAATGTCCGGTTCCAGCAGTGTGAGATATGCCATTCTCCCTGACCGGATTATCTCGGTTTCGTCCCATGGACTTTGGACTCATCAGACGGAAATCATTTCGCCATTTTCCATCAGACGAGATCCCGCTGATTCCCTAGAGGCTGGCAGGTCGGCCACAAACCACCAGCCAAACCCGCTTTTCACAGCTACGGCTGTGCCGTAAAGAGCTGCTACTTGCGCCGCTTCAAACTCATTTTTGAATTTCATCAATTTCATTTTGTCCTCTTTTCCGGGGCCACATGAGCCCCTACTTGGTTCACAAATTAAAAGTACCAGATAAATTTAAACTGTCAAATAAAAATCATCTTCTATCGACCAACTATTTATTCTGCCATTAAAATAGATTTTTAATGTATAACATATATAACATGAGAGTATGACAATACCACTTATTTTACCACTCGGTCGACGTAAGTTATTTGTAGCTAAAGATTAGTGTTGTTATATATAAAATAAGAATACATTTTATATAGTTATAGTTATTTTTATTGTATAATATTGAATATATTATTTTTGTATATAGTTTTGCAGATTCGACAAAACATGAAAAACATGTCCTACACCCTTGGTATCAAAGGACTTAGATCGATGTACCACACATGATGTGCGGTATAGAGATGTTAAACCCTTTAACAGCAATGGTTTACGGAAATGTGTGGACACGCTTATGCATAACATTTAGCCTAAAATCCAGCTTATTGACTATGTGTTGACGTTTAAGCTTAAACATTAAAATTCACTAAGTGTCAAAGGATTTATCTCTTTGTCAACGGTTCTACAAATAGTCAACGAAAATTCATATTTTCTTGATTTTTATTATAGTGCGTACTAATGAGCGGTTAAATAGCGCGGTAGAATGTCCAATTCTACCGATGTATCTACGTGCGGTGAATGTGTGGGGAATTTAATTACTGGCTGTTTGGATGTACCATAATGCGGGCAAGGTTTATTCCAGCATGGGGGGTGGGGAGGGGGGGCGGATCAGGGCGCGCGTGGTGGGGGGGGTCCACCTCAGAATTTTTCCAAAATTTTCTAGGGACGGGGCTCAAAATTTTCCCAGAATTTTCTAAGGGGTCTTCAAGGGATTCCCGAACAATTTTGTGGTAAGCTGATTTCATGGAAGATGGTCTGATAGGCTGTCACGAGTTGATAGTGACGAATCATCGTGACAGGGTAGCGCAGGAGGCATTAAAGGCTGAGGCGTACCGGAAGAGGCTGATTGGATGGGATGTGGTATCGATAGCGGAGTCGTTAGGTGTAGGTCGTCAGAAGGTGATGTTGTGGATACGGGAGTGTATAGCTGGGAATGCTGAGGATTTGAAGTCTTTGAAGGAGCAGGTGAAGCAGATGGAATTGGACCGTCTGGATGTAATGCAGGTCACTGCGATGGAGCGGATCAAGGCTGGGGTGATGGAGGGTGGTCCGACGAATTTAGACACGGAGGCGACAGGGGTGGTATTGGATTTGATGAAGCACCGGGCGAAGTTATTGGGGTTGAATGCTTCGAAGAGGGTTGACGTAGCGTTTGACTTAAGCCGGGTATTGGATGACTGAGGGTCTGGAAGAGATTGGGTTACGGGAGTTATTGGTCAGGTATCGGGAAGATCCAGTTTACTTTGTACGGAAGGAGTTCAAGGCGGAGCCTGATGGTTGGCAGGTGGAGGCATTGAAGGAGTTCCCGAAGCACCCTAAGATAGCGATGAAGGCGAGCAAGGGACCTGGGAAGACTTGCGTGTTGGCGTGGTGTGCATGGAATTATCTTTGCACAAGGAAGGGTTCGCAGATAGCTGCGTGTTCGGTGACTGGGGACAACCTGAAGGACGGTCTGTGGAAGGAGATGGCGTATTGGCAGTCGAAGTCGTATCTTCTGAGCCAGTCATTTACATGGACGAATACGCGGATCACTAATAACGCTCACCCTGCGTATTGGTTTATGTCGGCGCGGAAGTGGCCGAAGAGCGGATCGTCTGAGCAGCATGGGGAGACATGGGCGGGTCTTCACGCTAAGTACATGATGGCGATGATGGATGAGGCTGGCGGAATTCCAGATAGCGTTGCTATTGCGGCTGAGGCGGTTCTGACAGGGAACGAACAGGACGGTGGAGATTGTAAGGTAATGATTGCAGGGAACACAGTCAGGCGTGATGGTCCGCTGTGGCGGGCGAATTTGAATAAGACGAAATCATGGAAGGTTATAACAGTCAACGGCGACCCAGATAGCCTTGTGAGGTCTCCACGGGTGTCTATGAAGTGGGCGCGGGATATGATCGCCGAGTTTGGTCGTGAGAACGCTTGGGTCAAGGTGAATGTGTTCGGGGAGTTCCCAGAAGTCGGGATTGACCAGTTGTTCGATGAGTCAGAGATCGACGAGGCGATGGAACGGCAGGTTAGGCGGGATAATTTTGAATTTGCCCAGAAACGGTTGGGAATCGACGTGGCCCGGTTCGGGGATGACTCGTCGATCGTTCTCCCTCGTCAGGGCTTGCAGGCGTATGAACCTCGCGTGAGACGGAATCTCAGGACTGAAGAACTCGTCCACTGGATAATGAACGAAAAGGCAGTATTTGGCTCAGACATGGAGTTGATTGACGATACCGGCGGGTGGGCAGCTGGTTCGATTGACGGGTTGAGGTTGCTTGGGGTGAAGGTCATCCCTGTGAATTTTGGGAGTAGACCGTTTGACAGGCGTTACTTGAACAGGCGGGCAGAGATGGCTTGGCTGTGCAAGCAGTGGGTGTTAGGTGGCGGGATTCTGCCGAATGACGTGGAGCTGAAGAAGGAGCTGTTGGCTCAGACGTACACTTACAACACTGGGAAGTTGCAGCTTGAGGACAAGGATTTGGTTAAGCAGAAGTTGGGTGGGAGGTCGCCGGACAAGGCTGATGCGCTGTTTTTGACGTTTGCCATGCCGGATGATTACAGACCGTTTACGATGGAAGATATGGTCCAGAAGCAGATCCGTGAGAACTTGGCGACTCAGGGGGAACGAGATTATGACCCGTTTGACGTCCGCAGGAAGGGTTATGACCCGTTCAGTGAGTCCCGATGGTAACGATTAGACGGGCGGTGGCCGATGACCTGGAGTTCGTTAAGGACTGTGGGCGCGAGTTCTCTCAGGCGGTAGGAATGCCCTGGGCGTGGAATGAGGATTACGCACGCAGAACCCTGATCCCTGACCTGATTGAAAATCACCTTGCCCTGATTGCTGAAGACGATGGACACCAAGTTGGGGTTATATCTGGATTCGATACTGTCCACCCATTTAATCCAGAAGTCACACTGCTTGCCGAGGTTGTTTGGTGGGTTATGCCAGAAGGTCGCGCAAAGTCAGCCGGAAAGAAACTGCTGGATGAATTTATTGCTATTGGCAAAGAGTTTGATATAATCACGATGAGCACGCTGAATAATCCTGTCCACGACAGGATGCTCGAAAGGATTGGGTTTGTGAAATCTGAATCTGGGTTTGTCATGGTGAACACCTGATGGCGGCGGCGACAGTTATAGCCATTGCTGCAATTATCGGTGCTGCCGCTGCTACGAAAAGTGCGGTCGATACAAAGGAGGCGTCGGACAAGGCAGCCAAACGCAGCAAGCGAGAATCTGGCAGGCAGATGATGGAACAGGACCAACTCAAGCGGTCAGTCGCTCAGCAGGAAGATTTGGAAGAGCGAACACGGCTCAGGGATGAACGTCGATCACGAGCGAGGTCTGTTCTCGCTGGAGGTCGCAGGTCAACGATCTTGTCTGGCCCGCTTGGTCAGGTTGAAGATCACGGTGACGTTACCGGGAAGATCGCGATAGGTTCCTGATGGAAGTTATGAAAATCCAGTTCGAGGCCGACACTCGCAGGCTCAACGCGATGGTCGCCGCGATGGAGCGGGATCGCGAGCCGTTCTTTGAGTATTGGCGCGACATTGCAAATTTAACCAGACCCATGCGGCCCAGGTTCTTGAGAGAGCAGAGAGAGTCCAAGAGGATCAAGCGGCAGGGGCACATCATAGATCCGACGATGCAGCAAGCGAGTATCGTCTTGAGGTCGGGGATGATGTCAGGCGTGTCGTCGCCTGCAAGGCCGTGGACGAGGTTGACGGTTCCAGATCCAGACCTTGCGGGATTTTGGCCGGTCAAGGACTGGCTCTACACTGTGAATGATCGGATGCTGTCGGTGTTCCTGAAGTCAAATCTCTATCGGGTCCTGCCGGAGTTGTACTCGGATGTTGGCGACTTCGCCACTGGGTGCATGATTGCCGAGCGGGACTTCGGATCTGTGACACGCTTCACATCAGTTCCCATTGGTTCATACATGATCGCTCTGGATGCCAGAAGCCTTCCAGCAGTGTTCGTCAGGGATTTCACGATGACGGTCCGTCAGATCATTCACAAATTCGGCAGGGAGAATCCATCATACAGTGGGTCATTGATGGCGGCGATATCGAACAACAGGACTGAGCAGGAATTCCAGATTATCCACATTGTCGAGCCGAACGACGACTACAAGCCGCAGTCAGGTCTTGCGCCGTTCAAGAAGTTCAGTTCTGTTTATGCTGAGCGCGGGCAGTTGTCATCGTCTGGAGGCAAGGTTATTTCCCGTTCAGGGATGGACATATTCAGGGTCATGGCCCCCCGGTGGTCGGTGACTGAAGGGGATGTCTACGGGACGGACTGTCCGGGGATGATGTCGATTGGCGGTGCCAAGGCATTGCAGTTGATGGAGCGGCGCAAGGCTCAGGCGATCGAACACAAGGTCAAGCCCAACGTGATTGTCCCGCCGTCGATGAGGAATCAGGCTGTGAACTTCCTGCCGGGTGGCGAGAACTACGATGTTTCTCAGGATGCCAAGGCAGGGTTAAGGCCGACATTCCAGGTGAACATGGACATCCGTGAGTTGAAGGACGACGAGGATGAGAAGCGCCGCTGGATTCAGAAGGCGTATCACGCTGACCTGTTCATGTCGATTACTTCGATGGATCGCCGGGACCGGACGACAAGGGCTGAGATTGAGGCTCGTGTCCAAGAGCAGCTGATGGCTGTCGGTCCGGTCCTTGAGGGCCTGAATGACGAGTTGTTTGACCCCCTGATTGATATCGTGTTTGCGGATATGAAAGAAGCCGGGTTGCTCCCAGAGGCACCACCTGAGCTTCATGGTGTTGAATTGAACGTCGAATACATCAGCATCATGCACCAGGCTCAGAAGGCCGTCACATTGGGCGTTCTGGAGCGTGGAGCAGGGTTTGTTCTTGACCTGTTTGCAGCCACACAGAGGGAAGAGATTTTGGACAAGATCGACTGGGACATGGTGGTCGATGAGTACCATGACGCCAGTGGGTCGAACCCACGGATCTTGGTCCCGACCGAGGTTGCCAATCAGGTCCGGGCTGATAGGGCACAGGCGGTTGCCGCTGAAAGGCAGCGTCAGAATGCCATTGAGGGGGTCAAGGCGACAAAAGACTTGGCTTCTGCTAAACTAAACCAAGGGAGCGCTCTGGACGAGCTTGTGTCTCAGGCAAATGCAGGCCAGATGCTTCCGGCATAATGGAGTGGAGATATGACCAGCGCAATCAACCCAGTCTGGAGTTAATCTTCTGGTCCTTGGGCCACAGGTGGAATTGACGGAGAAGTAAAATGGCAGAAAGACTTTATGACACAGACAGATCGAACTCTCCGTCATCAAACGGGTTGACCGTGCGTTGGCCTGTTGCGGGTGCGACAAAGTTGGCGAATGAAGACACAGGGCAGGCGATAAGGATTCTTGGCCGTCACATTGTCACAGTCCAGCCTACAGGGACGTTTGGGGCTACACCAAAGAACGTCATCATGGAGGGGTCAGTTGTTGCCGAGGATGGTCCATTTGCTCTTCTGAAGGACATTGACGGCAACACGGCTCAGATTGCATCTGCCGGGATCATCAGCGTCCGTGACTCTGTTGAGTGGATCAGACCGAGGATTGAGGCCGGGACAAGCGCCCAGATTGAGGTCTTCATGCGGGTTCAATCCCCGTGATCGGCGGGCAGGATGTTCTCAAGGATGTTCTCTCAACCGAATCCGGTAGGCGGTTTATCTATGACCTTCTCTGGAATGGAGGGGTATTTACGCCATTCTCTGATGAGGCTCTTCAAGAGGGGCAGTTCGGACTTAGCGCCTCACAGATGGCGTATAAGTCAGGGAGGCGTGACGCGCTCCTTGAGATAAACAACCGTGTTTTGTCGGTATGTCCGAATTTTTATGGTATTATGAGCAAAGACTTGGAGGTGCTAAGTGACTGAGGCTGTTCTTGATAAACCGGCAGATGTGGCTGTTCCGCCTGAAAGCGTTCAGTCTGCGCCGGATGTTTCACGTGAAACACCCCCCCCTGCGGTAGAGTCTGAGAAGCCCAATGCGCCTGAGGCTCCCAAGGTTGAAACAGTTGTTGAAGGCGAAAAGCCGAATGAAGCGAAGGATGATCAGGAGGCTCCACAAGAAGTTGAGCTTGTCCTGCCTGAAAACGCGCTTGTTGATGAGACTGCAATCGAGAGAGCCAAGACCTTTGCGAAGGATCACGGTATCGCACTCGACAAAGCAAAGGATCTCATCGCCATTCAGGATGACGCCGTTGCTCAACACGTTCTCAATCAAGAGAACGAGATCAAGGCAAATGCCGAGAAATACGTTTCTCTGGTGAAGGCCGACAAGGAGCTTGGCGGTGACAACTACAACAAGACGGTCGAGTTGACACGCAAGTTTTTCGAGAGGAATGGTTCAGCCCCTCTCACTAAGTGGCTGGATTCAACCGGGCTGATTTACCATCCTGAATTGGTCAAGATGGCGGTAAAGGTTGAAAAGCTGTTTCTGGACGATGGTTTTGTCAAGTCTGGAGTCGAAGGTTCGGGCCAGAAAACATTGGCGGACACGTTCTATGACGGCAAGAAAATTGAAGACTATTCGGGTTCTCACACCCTGAAAGGTAATTGAAGATGGCAGTTCTTTCTATTGAAAATATGACTCTGACGGATTGGGCGAAGATGCACGATCCTGACGGCAAGGTGGCGAAGATCGCCAGCATCCTTGCCAAGAAGAACCCGTTAATCCGCGACTTGCGGTTCATCGAATCAAATCTCCCCGAGGCTCATCAGGATACTGTTGAGACTTCGCTTGGCGGCGGTTCGTTCGTTATGCACAATCAACGCATTGCGGCAACCAAGTCAACGACTGCTCAGTTCCAGCACTACATAGCCCGGTATGAAGACCTTACAGAGGTTGCCAAGTCGATTCTGGAACTCAATGGCAACACCCAAGAGGTTCGCTTGAAGCAGTCCTTGATGAAGTTTGAAAAGGGCGCTCAGTCCCTTGAGACTATGTTCTGGTACGGCAACAACGGTACGGCCCCTGAAGAAACAACTGGTTTCGCAACTCAGTACGCCAACTCTGCTTTGCCCAATGGCCGGAACATCATCTTGGCTGGTGGTATCGGTAACGACAACACGAGCATCTGGATGGTCAGCCACGGTGATGACACTGTGCGCGGTCTGTTCCCCAAGGGGCAGGCTCAGAAGGTTGGCATCAGTCACATGGACTTGGGGCTTCAGACATCGGAAACATCCGATGGCAAGCTGCTTGTTTACCGTGACCATTACGAGTGCAAGCTTGGACTTGGGATCAAGGACTGGCGCT